AAAGAAACCTACAAAGCCTTCTGCACGTTTGGAGGCTTTGCGAGGAAAAAAATATTTTAAACGTGGAGGTAAAGCATAATGGCTAAACTATGTCCAAGAGGTAAAGCGGCAGCGAAGCGTAAATTTAAAGTTTACCCGTCTGCATACGCGAACATGTACGCTTCTGCGGTTTGTTCAGGTAAAGTAACACCCGGTGGTAAGAAAAAGAAAAGAGCCAAAAAAGCTAACGGAGGTATAGTCAGTGGCGTTGAAGACATGACGACAATGGTTATAGTCTAATGGCTGAAAAAGGTT